AATTAATCGTAAAGGTAGCGACTGGAACATGCCTACTCAAAAAGCAATGAATCTTGAATTATTCAAGATCAAAGAAACTACGATTAATCATGCTGATGGAACTACTTCAATTAGTAAAACCCCTAAAGTAACTGGCAAAGGGCAACAATACTTCATTAACAAGTTCTTAAGTGCATCAGTGATTTAGGCCTAGGAGGTGATTAGATGACGCAAATAAGTATTCCAGATGATCAATTTAACAATGCAGTACGTTCTATTGTAAAGGATCTTGGCCTTGTGCCACGTGAAGATTTACGTGCTTATTGTCCGCCACTTGATGATGTTCGTAAGGACTACTTCCGCAATCATTCTAAGCAATGGATCCGTAATCTAATTTTTGACCGTTTCCCTGAAACACTTGACGTGAACGGGGGATGGGCGATTAACCCGTCAGGCAAAGAACCTGGAATGAGGGGAACATATGTCAAGTTTGAGCAGATGAAGCAATGGCTTGATGAACACGATGATGAAATTGATTGGTACGAGAAACTAGCAAGTTAAGAAGGTGATTAGATGGCGTATCTATCGTGGTGCGTGTTAGCAATCATAGCTTGCTTCTTAATTGGAGTAATTGTCAACGTAATTGAGCACGAGAAGTTGAATGTATTGAAGCCGAAGTATCGCAAGAAACATTAGGAGGTAATGATTTATGAATGAAGAAAATAAAAAAGAGTTAAAACAAATTGCTGACCAATTAGAGGAACAAGCTGCAAAAAATCTAACTCTAGCTAATAAGATCAAACGAATAATTAACAATCAGTAATCACGTAAGTATTTACAAACTTGTGGACTTACGAATTGAAGATATTAAAGGAGGTAAAACAGATGACACTAACAAAAATAGTTAATTCTAAGCTCACAGCAATGCTAATAGGAGCATGGATCGCTTATTGTGCAAGTGTTGGTGATTATGGTGGAGCAGTATTCTTGCTGTTCTTCTACTCACTAATGTTATGGGATTTGAACGCAAAAAAAGCCACCGGATCCGATGCATCCGATGGCAATAAGTAACAAATAAAAATATTTATCGAGGTCTATTCTATCATGTTTAACCAAAAATTGAAAAAGGCAGAGGGATTTATCCTCTTACAAAATCGCCTAACTAAAGCAGTATTTGTTAAGCAAGCAACCACCGTAGGTGATGTTGAAGCACTTACTCGCTATTACAAATCGCAACAAACTTTATCAGAACTATTTAATGAGCAAATGGGGTGGATTTAATGACTAATCAAGTAGCACAACAGCAGAAACCAACTAAGCTAACCGATCTTGTATTAGATCGTGTTAAACAAATGCAAGATACGCAGGATCTATCACTGCCGAAGAATTACAACGCTTCTAATGCGCTTAATGCGGCCTTTCTTGAATTGCAAAAGGTACAAGACCGTAATCATCGGCCAGCCTTAGAAGTGTGTTCGCATGACTCAATTGTTAAATCCTTGTTAGATATGACACTGCAAGGATTGTCACCAGCGAAAGATCAATGCTATTTCATCGTATACGGCAATGAACTTCAAATGCAACGAAGCTACTTTGGAACAGTAGCAGCAGTTAAGCGACTGGATGGTGTTAAGAAAGTTAGGGCAGAAGTTGTTCATGAAGATGACACTTTCGCTATTGGCGCTAACGAAGATATGGAACTGATTGTTAAACAATTTATTCCAAAATTTGAAAATCAGGATAAGCCAATCATTGGGGCTTTTGCCATGATTAAGACTGATGAAGGCACAGACTTTACTGTGATGACCAAGAAAGAAATTAATCAATCGTGGGCACAAACTCGTCAAAAAAATAACAAAGTACAGCAGAATTTTAGTCAAGAAATGGCAAAGCGTACTGTGCTTAATCGTGCCGCTAAGATGTTTATTAACACTTCTGATGATAGTGACCTTTTAACTGGTGCTATCAACGACACAACAAGCAACGAGTATGACGATGAGCGCCGTGATGTAACGCCCGTTGAGGATGAAAAGCAAAGTACTGATGAATTGCTAGAAGGATTTCAAAAGTCACAAGAAGCGAAGGCTAAGGGGATAAGCAATAATGGCACCAGCAACGAAGGCAAAGAAGAATCAAGTGAAGAAATTGCAGACGGACAAACAGAACTCTTCAACGCGGGAACAATCAAACCAGCCGATGAAGCTGACAGCTGAGAAATGGAAAGATGTTCCGGGATACGAAGGGGCTTACATGGTAAGCAACTTAGGGCACGTGAAATCTTTCGTAAAAAAGACTCCTCATATTCTTAAAGGCTGGGTAAGCCATTATGGATATATTCATGTTTGTTTGAAAGACTCGAACGGAAAAAGAAAATATTGGGGTGTTCATCATTTAGTGGCGATGGCTTTCTTACCTAATCCTCATCATTATCCAATTGTTAATCATAAAGACGAAAATAAGCAGAATAATGTTCTGACTAATCTTGAATGGTGTACTGATAAATATAACTTGGCTTACGGAACTTGTGTTAAGAGAAGGACTAAGACGTTAAAAGACGAAGGGCATTATGAGAAAGTCGGCAAAATGAATGCTAAACCAATAATCGTCTTTAGAGGAAATAAAGTAATTGCTCGCTTTAAGTCAACTAAGGACGCTTCAAGAAAGCTAAACATTCCTCAGTGCACAGCTTCTTGGCGCGCGAGAAATAATAAAACAGATAGAAGTGGGAATACATGGAAATTTGACGAGAGTGGGGATTGAGATGCCTATTAAATTAACAAGTAAAAATTACTATGATACAGAGACCGATTGGCAATATATGAGTGTCTCACTATTCAAGGATTTTGAGAAGTGTGAAGCTCGTGCATTAGCTAAGCTCAAGGAGGATTGGCAACCCGTTTCTAGCCCTGTTCCTCTTCTTGTTGGTAATTACGTACATTCTTACTTTGAGAGCGCTAAGAGCCATCAAGACTTTATTGAAGCTAACAAAAAAGAGTTAATGACCCGACCGACTAAAAATAACGCAAACGGCCACCTTAGAGCTGAATTTAAGGGTGCTAACAGTATGATTCAGACGTTACAAGCTGATGATATGTTTAACTACTTCTACGCTCCGGGCGATAAGGAAGTAATCGTAACAGGTGAGATTGACGGCTACTTGTGGAAAGGCAAGATTGACAGCCTTGTGCTTGATAAAGGGTATTTCTGTGATTTGAAGACAGTAGATGATATCCACAAGGGGCACTGGAATGCTGATGAACATAGATATGTGCCATTTATTCAATACCGAGAATATGATCTACAGATGGCCGTTTATCGTGAACTTATCAAGCAGACCTTTGGTAAAGAGTGTCAGCCACTTATCTTTGCAATCAGCAAGCAGACACCACCAGATAAGATGGCAATTGATTTTAACGGCGTTGATGATGATTACCAAATGCAAGCCGATTTAGACAAGGTAAAGGAATTACAACCGCATTTTTGGAAAGTAATGACTGGAGAAGAAGAACCTGTTCATTGTGGCAAATGTGATTATTGCCGTGAAACGAAGATGTTAAGTGGATTTATACACGCAAGTGAAATCGAGGTATAGAGCATGAGTAAATTATTACTTGATGAGCAACCATTACAATGCCAGCCTAGCTTAGCTGCTGCATTAGGTAGCTCAGATGAAGCGATTGTTTTTCAACAACTACATTATTGGCTGCAAAGAGCTACAAGAGTTCAAGCGGACGGTCATAAATGGGTCTATAACAGCATGGCTGACTGGCTCAAACAGTTTCCTTGGATTAAATCTCGTAGTACTTTATCACGATATTTTGATGACCTCGAAAAAAGGGGCTTAGTTATTACTGGAAATTTTAATAAAGCAAAATTCGATAAGACAAAGTGGTATCGAATTGATTATGACGCATTGTCTGATTTGGAACAACGATTGTATCAAAATGAGTCAACGAGCGACTCAAATTCAGACGATGGGGTGTACAAAAATGGTACACGCAATGACTCAAAATCAGTCAATGGGGTGACTCAAAATGAGGCAACCTATACCAATAGACTACCAATAGATTACCAAGAGACTACACAAAAGACTACGACATCAAAAAAAGACGCCGACGAATCCTCAACAGGTGAAAAATCATTTGCCAAAATCCATGAGTATGGACTCAACTTCAATAAAGGCGACCACCTAAGCAAATTCCTTAAACTGATTGACTCTTTGGGTGACGATCTAGTTTGTTGGGCTATTCAGCAAACCGTCGATAATGCTAATTACCCTAATTGGAATTTCTTTATGAACTACGTTATTGCTGATCTTCAAGAACATAACGTGCAATCTGTCAGCGAAGCAAAAGAATTGTCTGAAAAGTTAAAACAGGAGAACAAGCAGAAACGGCAAGGTAGTTACTACAGAAAACGTCCGCCAATTAATGAGCCGATGCCAGAGTGCTTCAAGCAACAGCAGGAACAAGAAAAACAGGGTAAACCTGATCAAGGCAACTGGATGGATCAGCTACCCGACGAGAGTGAGGCGTCAATGCCAGATGACTAGAGACAAAGCAAAAGCTAAGTGGGCTGTTGCTAGGCGGATGGTAGAAATAACTCAAGCTGAATACAGCAGTCACACTGTCAATGCAAAAGCGATCAAATTCGTTAAAACCAAGCTACAGATAGCGATTTATTATCTGTCACAACTTGATGAACACGGTAATAGCTACACAATGCCTTTTACGGGCAATCAAATGGAAGATGCCCTAAAAGCACCAATCACAAAGCAAAACGTT